GTCTTTCGTGTCATCGATTACCTCCTCGAAATCAACATCTTCGATGTTAGCGTCTTGTTTAATGCGTGTACGGTCTTTCTCGGAAACCTTCAAGTTGTCAATAATGCCTGCTATCTCATCTCTGTTGATTGATGGAATTCCGACAGCCTGAGGATTGAGGGAGTATATCTTGATTTCTTTTTCATCCTGGACAACTTCTTTCTTTTCATCCGGTTGATCAAGTCCTTTCACCTTGTAAGCCTGCATCATCAGTTTTCCGTATATTTCCATCGACTCTACGCTCTTCGCAGTCCTTAACACGACCTTTGCGGCATTATCAAGATTATTAAATATCATATTTCGATATGCTTCTTTTTCTATCTTATCATTCAGATAAAAAAGATTGATAGTCTCATCCATCATCCTGTTTGCAACCCGCCTGGTTGTTGAGAATGGAGGATTGATCATTACATTAATGGCATTCTGACGGCCATATTTACGATATATTCCCAACATGGCATATAGCGCATTGTAATAATCAAGTTCATCTTGATTAAGTTCCGTTTCACATCCTGACTGGATGTAATCTTGTAGTCTGTCGTAATATGAGTTGTCAAAGTTCATTCTATATCAGGAAAAAAGATTTGATCAATCGAGGATGATAATATATTCTGGTCTCGTAGTTTGTCGAAACGCTGCGCTTGAGCAATATTCTTTCCTGAGACAGCTTGTTGTGCCAACGACTCCCCTTCTGTAGACTGCTGAAGAAGGATTCCCCGCTTGTAATGATATTGCAAGGGAGATGCAGGTAGATTGAAATAATAAAGAAACTCGATAGCAGGTATTTCGAAATACATGGCAATCTGCTTAGGCTGATAACCGATTGCGGCTAATGACTCAAGTTTAATAATATCTATCTTGGAGTACCATCCAGGTCGATGATCATTGTTCCATTTTGTTATTTCATTGTTATCCTTCATCTAATAATCTTTTTATTTCCAATAGCTCAGACTCGTATTGTCGAAGTCTGTCACGTCTTTTGTCATCCAATTCCGGCTTTGTCTTTTTATCTATCTCATTTTTCACTCTCCAAATGTTATTCATCACTTGCTGCTCACGGCGGATAAGGTCTTTGATGGATAATGTCCTCAACTTCTTATGAGCAACGAATTCATTGAATATTGGATGTCGTCCAAGCACTTTATGATACTGCTGGTAATGCTTCAATTCTTCATATATCTTATTGTTATCGATATAGGCATTGATGAGTTCATTTGCTACTTTCGTGCATTCAGAAAGAGACTTGCAGATAAAGAGCAGAGGCCATAGCTCGTGATATTTATGATATTGCGTTATTTTACGTGTGACTATCGCCTGAAGCTCAAGCGGACAGTCAGCGTTTGAGAGAAAAGTGAATTCTTCTCTCAGGTGTTGCTGACTGTCTCTTGAGACTGGCTTATCAACATAAAAATGAAAGGATTTTACTCTTCTCCACATCCATCATCATTCAGATGTTTCACACTCTGATGCTGCATCAAAAAGGCTACCGATTAACGCCTTGTTTGGCTCTCCATACGCACCTTTATGAAAAAACATGAATTTGGTATGTTTCAGGTTGTCATCTACAAGCATCCTATTTGGCGATACGTTCGCGATAGGTAACACCCAGCTGTCTTCTTTCCAGTTAAGGATTATTGGAACAACCTTGTTAAAGATGGTATTGAAATACAACGAACGTAGGCGTAACTTAGACAGATCAATATTGCCATCGAGTTCATCAAATATCTGCTTAGCAACATTTGTGCTCATCATGCAAGGCAAGTGAGTCTCATAATCATAGATTGGGTTATGATTCTTACGAAGCATCATTGCCGTCTCATCAGACTCCGGAAGGAATCCATTTGCCTTCAATACCTCAATATCCGCAAGGATGATATCGTTGATGATAAACATATCATCGCTCATCAAAACAAACTTATCCGCGCAATTACCCCTTACGAAATAAGCGCCAATACAATGTATCTTAGCTTCATGGGCATTACGGCATTGATTATCACACAGGATGAAGTTCTCATCTTTCAGCCAACTTGGTTTCTCCGGACCTATAACCACAACATCAGGCTCGAAATCGTATGGAGTATCAAGCATAAGGTGCTTTTCAATGCTCCGGATAGAATGTCTCAGGCTGTAGCCATCATCTGCTGTAGGCTTATACGGATAAATGATACCGATTCGTATCTTTTTATCCTCGCATTTGACCTCTTTCATTTCTGGGGTATCACCCGTTTCTTTTTGTGGACCGTCTGCCGGTATTACAGCATTTTCAATCCCTTCTTCATTTTTATTTTCCATAATCGTAATTTTAAAACAATACAAATGTAATATGTTAAATTGCGATTGCAAAGGACGAAAAAACGCACCCGCCATTTCTGGCGGATGCGTAAAACAATCTAATGATAAAAGAACTAGGCACCGGATGCCGAAAGGCCAAGATAGGTGTTGATATCTGCGTTATCCGTTACAGGTATCGCAGTCTTTGCGATAACTCCGATAGGAGCACCACGCAAACTCGATTTGAGTTCAATTTCATTTTTCGTCGCATCCTTGCTGCTCGTGCTGTCGGCCTTTGACCACTTCAGCGGCGTACAAGGTGTACCGAATACGTCAGCGGTCAACTTTGCAGTATCGCATGGGATGACGATTGAACACATATCCTCGTTAAGGAGCGCATTCTTACAAGCACGGAACTCAACATCATTACCCGGATGTGTGAATACCAGGTCGTGGATAAATCCACGAGCGTAGTCATCGCCCTCTACGGTATCTTTTCCGTCGATCGTTGCGGGGTCTGCAAAAAGACCGATTGGTTTTGCGGTCGACTTTAACGCTATCGCTGAAATGGTGATTCCGTCATCACCTTTTGTGAAAGTCAGGATGTCGTCTACACGGATTAAGACGATGATATTCTTTTTCCCGAATGGTTGTCCCTGGTTGCTACTCTGCTTCGGAACCGAGACTGGTGTATATGCTGCCATATTATTTACCTCCTATTGATTAAGCACCTTCAGTGGTGGTGGTTGGGGCTTTGTGTGAATTCGCAAATGTCGCAGAGATGTAGGCGAAGATAGCCTCCTTCATCAAGAAGCCTGTACCTTCCCAGTACTCGCCGAATATCTTGACTGTATAGTCTTGTTCCTGAATACGCAACGATATGCTATTAGGATCACGAGACATGAGATGTTTGAAGTTCTCTTTTGGTGTTATGAAATAACATCCGGTACCACGCATGCCCTTCATTGGAACGAAAGAGAAGTTGCTGAAATCAATCGATAACACGTTTCCATCTGCATTTTTCGTGTTCGGATATTTCTCGCGATAAGCACGTTGGTATCTGGTCAACAAGTCCGGGTCGATCTTGACGGTCATCACGATATCTTTATAAAGTGTAGTGACTTCTTGTACGGCATTATCGATGCTAACGCGAATCTGCTCGTCGGTGGTTGCCTGAGCGAGTGTGTCTAATACACCCTTCTGCAGCCATTTCAAATTAGCATCGTTTGCGTTGTACAAGTCAACCAACAGTGTGAGATAGCCATCCATTGAAGTCTCAGGAGTCTGAGTTGCTGCAGTATCATCACTCTCGACGAATCTACCAAGTGCCAATGCAGTCTCACGGTCTTCTGCAAGCTTTGGTTTGATCATCTGCTCGATGATATATTTTACAACATACATATTCTGCAATGAGGTTTGTCCTTCGTCGTACATGAATCCGAGTACCTGGTCCATGATGTCAGATGGAACGATGGGCACATTGATCTTGCACTTGAAGTTCTTAATTGTCAACGGAGTGAACTTGGTGCCTCCTGATGGTGTCCACTTTGGAGTGAACTGCTGAAGCACGTGAGGAACATGACCCTGTGATGAACGATACTCGGTTTTGTCAGTCATGATCGTACTCATCTCTTTGATAGAGTCTGTTGTACCGAACAGCGACTGCATGATCTCCAATTTCTCACTTGACACGTATTTACCGAACTCAACTTTAAGTTCAGATGTGTCAATGTTACCGTCTGTCGAATAAGCAGCTTCCATATTCCCTAAAAGAGAATTTGCAATAAATTTATTGTGCTTTAACGACATGTCAATTTTGAATGGCTTCTTTTCCATAGTAGCTTCTCCTTCCCCTTTTTCTTCTTTACCTGTTGAGTCCGCCGGAGATTTCTCAAGCTTCTCGACCATAGCCCTGAAGTCTTTGATGTCTTTTTCCAGCGCTTCATTTCTTTTCTGAAGTTCGACGATATTCTTTCGATCCGCCTCCATCTCCTTTGTCAGCGCTTCGGTGAGATAGCTCTCAGCCGCCTTTCCGTCTTTCTCGAGGTCAATAAGGTCTGACTTGAATGCCGTTACGAACTGTTCACCGAATTTGTTCTTCAGTTGCTCCTCCTGAGTCGAACTGAGTACTGACTTTCCGGCGTCGTCCTTGGCAAATGCTTTGATGCCGAGAAATCCAAGCACCACCGCAACTAATTTGTTTGTTAGATTCATATATACCTATTTTTTAGTGAATATTTTGGATGTAATCATTTACGACAGCATCTGCAGACAATGTCATGCAACGCTCTATTGCGAATGCCTTATTTCCGATGTTGTCGATCAGACCGTACTTTTTGGCGTCTTCAGCATAGAATACACGTCCTTGAATGATTCCCTCTTGTTTCGTGTCAAGATTCTTTCTACTAGCCTTAACGGTGTCTTGGAACCGTTTGGCAATTGGATTAAGTGCTTCTGATTTGATGAGTTCATATTTTCCCTCCTTTGCTGCCTCGAATGGGGCATTTTTATAAGTTGATAAATCGCTATATACAGTATGCAGTTTAACTCCTGCATTCTCATAGTATTTTGCATAATCCGGGAATGACATCATAACGCCGATGCTCCCGAATTCGGAAGATATGGTATTGTTCGCGATGATCTCGTCACACCTTGACGCAACCCAGTAAGCTGCGCTGGCGCAAAGGTCACAACTTGCCACAACACATTTCTGTTTTTGCTGTGCGTACTGAATAGCATCTACCATGGGCGCAATAGCATCCACAGCACCTCCACCGCTATCTATATCGAGAACGATACCACTTACGCTGTCATCATCCGCCGCCTGTCTGATTACCTGAGCTACATCCTCAGTTCCGTAACTGCACATCGTACCTTCCTTTAGCATGTTTCCGTGCATCGGAATAATAGCAGCTATGGTACCGGTCATGTCTCCATTCTGGCCGGAACCTTTATTATTAAATAAGGAAGAAACTTTTTCGTAAGATAGTGGTTGCTCTTCACTCAGGAGTTTACCTGAGAATGCTTCAATGTCATGATCCAGATATTTCTGGATCAAGATAGTATGTTGGTCCACCTGCCTGAGGTCGATCAGCCACTTTTTATTGAGTAATGTATTGTATAATCTCGATGTGCGCATAATTTTTACTTTTAAACAAAAGCAAAATTATGCGCAAAACACCGTTATTCAAAGGACTTTGCAAATTTGGCAAAGAATGATGAAAGCCTTTTTATCTGTAATGTTGTGGTGAGTACGGTACCCGATTGAGAGACCTGTATGTTAACCGGTGACTCTTTCGATCCTATCATCTTTGTATTACCATCACTATAATTTAAAAGAATAAGGCATTTCTTATTCTTCCAACCTTGATATTCCTGTTGTTCCTCCTGACTATTTGAAGAAATAACAGCTTTCAACTCCTGAGTCACATACCCTCCACTTTGTGATTCAGATTCCGAGAAGTCCACATTCGTAGTCTCGTATTTTTTGAATATTCCTTTATAGGTAATTTCGTTTCTCCAAAATTCACCCCCAAAAGCTTCTCTCACCCCAATGTCGTCCACGTTCGCTATCGCGATACTGCAAATCTGTAAATGCTTCTCTGTTCCCATTTTTTGTTTTTGTAATTAATAATTGTTGTATAATATAAGTTCAAAATATAGTATTTATCGGTGTTTCGTGATATTTTATATAAAATAAAAATCAAAGATTTAACGTTAATTCGGGATTTTCGCTCCGATGTCGGTCGTCAATGATCCCTGATTCTATTTCTTTCCTCACTTCGCGCACTACTTTCTGCCTTGTTCGGTAATCCATTTTCTTAATCATCTCGTAGTTATCAGCACTGCTTCTAAATCCGTATTGAGATATCACGGCGTTGATAATTTCCTTTTGATGGAATCCTCGCTGCCGTCCTTCGAGGAACCATTGTCCAACATGTAGACGAAACATTGCGTCCACATAATTTTTAATCATTCTCTGATGCTCCAGCTTCACAGATAAGAAGTAATGCGTGAAGGTGTATTGAGTCTTTGGATTAACAGGTA